CCGTAAGAAATTATGAGTAATATTAATATAATGGTTTCACCAGAACAATTACATAGTCTCAGACTGTCACGACCAAATCTCATGTTGATTCACGTAGGTTCACAGAAGCATTTTCAGAATTGCCGTCTCCCCAATTCAATCAATTTTCCCATGGCAGAGTTTGATCGTATCAATGCCATCCTTGCTGGTGAAAATGATCCCAAGCGACTCGAAAAGAGGTCCTATGAAGAAAAAGTGCTTCGCGAACGCTCCGAACGTCTCCTTTTGGCGCGTGGCAGGGTGATTACCGCCACCGACGATGCCAACAATGCTCGGATAGCAGAGAATAACGCCAGAATTGCTCTTGACCAAGTAAGACCGTTGAGGAATATCGAGTCCATGGAGTTTGCCGAGAAGTCCAAGAAATTTGAAGACGCAACCAAACTGAAGATCAATAAAGAGACCGAGTTGGATAGGGCATTCCGTATGTACGACGCCGAGGTCGCCAGACAGAACGAACCCATCGTGATGCCGACGATGAAGCCGGAGACTCCAAGTGAGCCACCCAAAGAGGTTGAAAAGGTAACTTACTTGGATGTGGAAAAGCGAGGGGAAGGTCTTTTCTCAGGAACGGGTCGAACGTTCCCTGGTTTCGATCAAGCCATCGTGCTATACGGAAACAACAAGGAATCACTGGTCGCCAAGATGGCCAAGGTTCATATGAATAAATATGGTTTTACTAACATATTTGTTCTCGAAGATGGTTTGGAAGGGTGGAGGGACAAAGGTCTTCCAGTGGAAGGAGATTGTGATGTGATGTTAATTAGAGAATACATTCGATAGTAGGATAAATGTCAGAAATCCGTGTTGAGAAGCATGGGTTTGTACGTCTTGTCGATACAATGCCGAGGGAGGATCTTGACCATGCCATAGTGCAGGCCGCCCGAGTGTCGTATGGAGAAGGCACAAAGAGTGTTAGGAGTGATCGCGGTCTGATTCGTTACCTGCTTCGTCACGCTCATACCACCCCATTTGAGATGGTAGACTTCAAGTTTCACATAAAGATGCCCATCTTTTTGGCTCGGCAACACATGCGTCACCGGACCGCAAGCATCAATGAGATTTCAGGTAGGTATTCGCAGCTGCCCGAGGAGTTTCACGTTCCGGCGGAGTTCCGTGGTCAGTCCAAGGTGAATCATCAGGGGTCCGATGGAGTGTTGGATTCTCCCGAGTCTATGGTTCTGTTGAGGGATCAGAAGGCTTCGTGCGAACAGGCATTTGAAGTTTATCAAAGCTTGCTCGACCATGGAGTTGCCCGAGAGACGGCGCGGGAGCATCTGCCCCTGTCGACCTACACCGAGTTCTACTGGAAGATCAATCTACACAACCTCCTTCACTATCTGCGTCTCAGGATGGACAGTCATGCCCAACCGGAGATCCAGTTGTACGCCAAGGCAATGTACGACCTGGTAAAGCCATTGATTCCAGCGGTCGCCGAGGCCTATGAGGACTACATTCTCGGATCTGTGACCCTTTCTAGATTGGACCTTGCGAAAATAAAGCAAAATCTTCTTGAGGGGGAGCATGAACCCTACCCTTCACAGAGCGAGGAACTAGAGTTTTTAGAGAAGCTCCGTGCTCTTGGGGTCGCCTAGACTTGTTCGGTGGTTTGTATCTCTCACCCGGTTCAAGTTGTCTAGGTTCATAGATCTTTGGTGGAGGAATGATAGGTTTTGGTTTGGGTTCTTTCGGTACAACAACCTGTTCATCTTTATCCTTTTCCTGCGAAGAAGCCGAAATGATTGTTTGAATCTTTTTCCATGTTTCCTCATCAAGTTCTCCACCACCCAACTCATCTTCTCGGAACCCGTAAGAAAGGTATATCGCCATGCGTTCTTCAAACGTCTTTCCTTCGAGTTCCACAATGAGTTCTTGACACTGTTTGTTTGTGATCACGTGATACTTGTGCAGAGCCATGCCGCATCCTTCCACCGGACAGGGTGGATAGTAACGTCGCGCATTTGTCTCACAACGCTTGTGACAAAATTCATCTATGTCACTCAAGTAGACATCAAGTTTATCAAGTATAATTTTATTACATATTGAACATTTTGTGAATGGTACTAGGTTGCGACGACATTCATGATGAACGTGGTGACCACAACGAACTTTGGCTTTGCAGACGAACGAAATGTCATCGCCACAGATACTACACATTCTAAATATCTTCCATGTCTTTTCTTTAACGCTTCATCACATTACCACACATCCTACAGGTGATGAACAGGGTCATGGGCTCGTCTGCAGATCTCGTTTGCTTTTCCACATAGGTCGTCTTCATGGACTTGCACTTGCCACACTTGAACATCCCGTCTTCGTATTCCTCTGGTTTCTTCTCGACCACCTCCTTCTTGGGCTCCTGGTACCAAAGATCCCATATCTCTTTGGTGTCGAAGGTGTTGGGTTTGAGTTCCCCTGACTTGATTCTATCCAGAAACTTGGACTTGTCGTTGTTGCGAATCGCGTAGACCAATGATCGCACCCGATTGGTGTAGAGTTTTGTGAATTCAGGATTTTTCCAATTCGCTCGCATGTCGTTCTCTTTGATGATTGTAACATTCTTGAAAGGGTTTGGTACCTCGACCATGTAGTCGTTCAGGTTCGTTGAAATGTGCTCAGAAAGTTTTGCGTGTTCGGTTTTGAGTTCGTCGGTCACATGTTTCTTGTCCAAGTATGATGCTCGTTCTGCACGCGTCCAACACTCCTTGGAGTTGATGAATATCTCGCGCTGTATCTGAACCAACTTGGTCATCGTGTCCCTGCGAACTTGTGTGAGTTTCTCGCGAATGATTTCCATTTTCTGCAGACGCCTTGTGTTCAGAAGATGTAAAAGTCTTTTGAGAATGCGTTTCCTCTTGGGGATGTCAGGAAGATTGAAGTAGTCCTCCTTTTCATTCATAAAAACCTTGGGCTTGAAAGAAGGTCTCCGAATGAAGTAGCGTTCCAGGTTTCGAATGATCATGCCAGTACCTTTCATTTCTGTATCTATTCCATCTATGTCTTTCTTGACCGAAGTGAGGAGACGTTTGAGTCGCACCTGGTCCAAAAGTCTTTTGTTGACCTTTTTGATGGGTGGCACAAAGGTTTCACCTTCCATCCGGTTCATGAGCTCCAAGAGACGTTCCTGCTTCACCACCAATGAAGTCTTGCGTTTGACCAGTCGATTCTCTGTAACATCAAATATGTAGTTCTTCTTGGCGACGTATTCGCTCCACACCTTGGAGTTGTACTTTTGGATCTCTTTTCGCGTCTCTTCTGCTTCGGCCGGTTTCATTTGCTTGATGCTCCAGTTCTTGGCCCCCTTGCTGAGATGTATAGCCAATGCCTCTGCCTTGGTTTCGCTCACCAAGCCCGAGGATACGAGCGCGCTTGTCACTAGTGCGATGGACTTGGCTTCCATTGTGTTCTCTGCTCTGACGGGCATCCTGCCTCTCGTCGCTCCCTGAATAATTATTTCAACTTCTTTACTTGCAGGGCTTGGGAGTTCCTATTTCGTTTGACTTCGTTGGGATCTTGACCGGGTTTGGTGGCACCTCCTGCCTTTTTGTATGTCTTCTGATGGAGATTCCAGAATTGCTGCGAACCCACACGGAAATTCTGATGGATCTTTGCCTTGTACCAAAACACACAGTCCTCAATCCTGTTGGACTTGCTTGTGTTGTCCAAGACCAGAACCTCATAGTTTTCAGTACACGCAGTCATGACCTGGTTGAACATATCGAAATTGGGGAAGATGCCGAAGAATGCCTTATATAACTTTTCTCGGTTCTGGATTACATTCTCTCGCGCGATGAAGACATAGTCCACGTTGGCGCGCAAATCAGGGCTTAGGTCCATGCAGTATTGCATCGTTAACATAAAGAAAATTTTCCAGTGACGTCCATTCATGAAACATTGCCGAATACACGAATCCTTCAAAAATCGTCGATCGTACATACAGTCGTCCATCAGGATAAAGGCTCCGATGTCCCTGGATGTCAGTTCCTGCTTTCCTGGCGGTGGTTTCATGTTCACCATCTTCCTCTGCCTGTCGATGACCCTCTCTATGATGTCCTTGTCGTACTCGCCGTAGATGAACAAGTCCGGAATGAACTGCTGATACCAATGATTTCCCTCCTCGGTTGCAGACATCACCACGCCCGCCGGGAGATGCTTCTTGTGATAGAGAATATCTGTGACCAACGTTGATTTTCCTGTGCCACGCTTTCCAATAAACACACATACCTTGTCGTCGCCCATTGAAGCTGGGTTGAATTTTTTGAGTTGAACGTTCATATCTATTAGTCGTATGTATTTTTTCAATTCTTTTTTTGACACATCATAATA